TAAAGAACAGTTGTTAAACCTTGCTAAGATGTTTCTAAGCAAGGCTATCAACTATGATCACTATAAAGAATTTGAATATACTAAAGATCCTTTTAAAGAGTAAATGCTGCATCAAGTTTTGCTGCATCTTCTGCATTACGCTTTTTATCATCTAGCCAATGACCATAAACTTTTCTAGTCATCTCTATAGATCCATGCCCCATAAAGCTAGTTACTTTATGCAAGTCATCTCCGTATGTTTGTAAAAGTATAGAAGCATAAAAGTGTCTAAGGTCATGCCATTTTATTCTAGCTACCTTACCTAATAAACAAGCAGTATCTAAATTATCTCTAAGAGTTTGTCCATATATTCTTTTACCATCTTTTCCAACAAATACTAATTGTTCATCTTCTGGTCTACCACTAGCCATACGCAATTCTTTAAGCTCCTGTGCTATGCTAGAAATGAGAGGTACTATTCTCTGACCATTCTTAGTTTTTGTATGTCCGATAGTTCCAAAAATTTGTATGCTTCTTGATATAGTTATTGTGTTGTTATCAAAGTTTATATCTTGCCAACGTAACTCTCTAAGTTCGCCTTGTCTTAAACCAGTAAATGCAGCAAACTTTATTACAAGTTTATATTCTGGTTTAGCATGGCTAATAATCTTTTCTATATTTTCTTTTGATATACGAATAGCTTTGTTATCTTCTGCTCCATGTTTTTGTTTTGGAAACATTGTAGAGCCTATTGCATTTTCATGTGTCCACTTTCTTTCATGGAAAAAAGTAAATATATTTTTAAAAGAGTAATACAAACCCTTCATTGTTTTATGTGATATATCCATTGCCAATATCTGAGATATTATTTCTTGAGATATAGAAGCAGGACTTCTTGGATGAGTAACTAGTTTATCTAGATCCCATTGTTTTATAGTTTTACCTTGCACTATAATCTTTGCTAATTTTTCAGCAATGTTTTCTTTGTGTCTTAACTCTTGTCTTAGAAACTCTCCTTGTGTGTATCTAGTTTTTTGATAAGCATACCATTCAGCTATGGCTTTATATCCTGATACAGTAGTTGGTATATACTGATCTTTAATATATTCTATCCATTTAATATTAGCAAACTTTCTAGCTTCTTCATAAGTTTTAAAAAACTTACGACCACCACCTATCTTTTCTAATTTAACAACGTAAGTATTTCTATCTTTTCTTTTAGCAACTTTTAACATTCAGACCTCCAATAATTAATACAGTTAGTATATATTATTGACAGGTATAGTCAAGTTACCCGTAGTGGATAGGGTACCAAATCGGTACCAAGCACCTTCAAAGGTGCAGAAAATATGGCGTCCCCTACGGGAATCGAACCCGTTAGGTTTTGTTATAAAAAGGTTAGATTTCTAGGGGTTACAGAGAGTATAGATACCAAGATAGGTGGTTATATTACCATAGTTATATGATACTTTCCCGTACCAAAACAGTACCAAATCGGTACCAAGATTAACCAGATTTTTTAGGTCTACCTCTTTTATTTTTCTTAGGAATCACTTTATCTTTACACGCACATAACTTACCCACTAATCTTTTTTTTATTCTACTATATAGGTTTTTTATTTTGTTTATAATTAACATTTCCATCTCCTTCTTGCTTGTCTTAAACGAGAGTTAGGGTTCTTTGCTGCCTTCGGAAATTGCTTCATCTGTCCTGCACTTCTAGCACAATATGACTTTCTTCTTTTAGCTGCTGCACTACCTTTTTTTACCTTGCCAGTAACAGCAGTCTTTAATTTAGATCCGGGATTATCTCTTCTATATTTTTTAACACCTGCCTGCGTCATACCTGCACCAGACTTTGTAGATCTAAAATACTTTTTAGTTTTAGGTGGTTGTTTGTCAGCCATTACTTTTTCTTCTTTTTCTTTTTAGGAAAACCAGCTTTCATATTTGCGTATGCCTTTGGACTAATAGTTGATTTCTTTTTAGTTCTGGATATTCCTTTTTTCTTTCTTGCATTTATGTTTGCGTATAATCCTCTTCTAGCCATTATGCTCTCCCCATCTTTTTTCTCTTTTTTGATGCAACTATTTTTTTCTTTAATGCAGTTGGTAAAGTTTTTTGTTTACCTTTTAATGCACCATTCATAGGTTTCTTTTTTTTTCCGTAAGCCATACTATTCTCCTTTACTATAATTATTAAAAACTTCTGCAACTCTCTCTGCTCTGTTCGGAGTTTGCTGAAACCATCTAGAGTTTTTACACTCTGCTGCTGCCATCGCATATCTTCCATTCTCGATATGATCTAATGTTTTTTTAAACTGTAATAGTTTTGGTACACCTAACTGGTATGCCATGTTTGCTATTGCTATCTTGATTGGATCTGGTTGTTCTTTATACCAGGGTAAATTATTGTGAAGCTCTACTAAGAATTGATTAACAGAAGTTTCTAGTAACATCATTGCTTGTGCATCTGTTATACCAGCTCCGGGAACGTCTGGATCTATAAGTAATCCATATCCTAATGTAAGTTTATTTTCGCTGCATCGATATGGTATGTGTTTACCATCTTGCATCTTGCTGCCTTCTTCTTTCTTAATTATTTCTAGTAGTTCTTTAATCATGTATTGCTCCTTTACTTTTTAAACTGTCCAATAGATTTCAAACCAAAGCTTGCACCGATACTTGCAAGTATTCCCCATGACAACCAGTCAGGACAATCCTCTCTTAAAAACTTAAATCCATTTTCTATGTAAGGTTGAGCTGCTGGAATAAAACAAGCTATGATTAACAATATAAAACAGATAGTCCATAACTCATCTTTAATACTATCTTTACTTGCATCCATAGCTGATGCTTCCCAGTTCGCATCGCTCTGTACTTTCTTTGTTGTAGCTTCTATTTTTGCAACTGCTAGCTTTTGTTTTGCTTTTGCTTTCTCTGCTCGGTTCTTTAAAAATGTTGTGGCAATATTTCCTATTGGCCCTAGTAATGCTTGTAACATTAGTCCTCCTCTACAATTATGGTTGTGTCATCAATGTGTTTTTTATCTTGATCTCTTTTACTCTCAGCTATCCCAGCTCCTTCATTGACACAAATAAAATAATAGTGGGTAGCTAAGTCAGGATGAAAGATTGTGCAGTCATGCGACCTTGCTGATTTTATAGTTAATAGATAAGCAATAAATAAATAAAACAAATAAATAAATACAAGACCAAACACACTTATAAAAGAGTACTCCATAAGTTTCTTTCTTTTTTCTTGCTGCTTATAAATCATCTCCTGTCTATCTTTTCTTATCTTTGCCTGCATCTGTAATAACTCTTGCCATGCCGAAGGGCCTAGGGTAAACGAGATATATTCACGCAATTCTTTTTCCATAGATTGAGCTTTTTTTTTTGCTGCAAAAGCATTTAATGCTTCTTCTTCTACACTTGCTCCTACAAATATCTTTTTAAAGATAGGTGGATTTTTAGCTTGCTTCTCTGCTTGATTAATATCGGAGACAGCACCCATCCATTTACCCATATCACCATACATAGACTCTACATCTTTACCTATCTCAAAGCCTTTTTTAATTGTATTAAATGCAGCAGTAGCAATACCTAATGCTGATATTGGATCTATCATTTTATGCCTATAATGTGTAAAATTACGAGCCGTTTAAATGGCTCAGTTTGATTTTGGAGGTACTAAACTACCTCGGTTTTTATGTGTTATTTCTGTACTTTTAGGTTATCAACTTTTTCGTTTAATGCTTTTAGCTGATCTATTATTTGTTTAATATCGTGGTGAAAATCTAGCTTTAAATCTTTAAGATCTTCTTTAGTAGAATACATTTCTCTTGTATTAACTAGACGCTCTTGTAGCTCCTGCACTTTACGAACTAGCATGGTAAACATATAAGATAACATTCCTATAATAACGGACAGCATACCGCTCCATATAAATATTGGCTCAACTGTCATCTGTAGTAACTTTTAATATCATAATCGTCAGGCCAATCGTTTACCTTAGCAATAGTTTTTAAAGTATTATCTTCGTTATATTCGTCTGTATGTGCAGCAACAAACTTGGTCATTGAATTGCAGGCATCTATTTCATCGCATATTGATTTGTGTGCAGTCCTGACACTAGCCATGAAGTCAGTTACTTCCGAAGGTATTGCTACATCTGCTGTAATCTTTCTTTCTATTAACCAACTAAATCTACTTAGCATACCATGAGCTGTTGTAGCTGCTTTTTGTTTTGCTATTGTACGAAGCCCCGGAGTTACAACTTGATTGCCTTTTTCATCTAGCAATTTAGATCCATCTTCATTAACTTCGTTAGTGTCTGTAAGAGATTTATTCTTTGCTTTTGTTATTGTACCAACTACAGAGTTACCATCACTTGCAATAGCATAGGTTTCATTGTTAGATATGTAATACTTATCATCAAGTTTAGTGCCGGGTGTAACTGGTAGTATTCCTACAGCTTTCTTTTCCGCAGCAGTCCATGCTGTAAATATTTTCCTAGAATGAGTAACATCATCTATTATCATTGTTTTGGGAAATCTTATAATCTCCTCTATTTTATTATCCTTTATTAAAGCCCACATATTTTTATCTCCTAAAAAGTATTGTTATATTTGAATGGAACGTCACCCCATGCTCCATAAACCATTGTAGCACCATTAATTTCTGTATTAGAACCTCTTACCTTAAAGCCATTAGAAAGAAAGTCTATAGGACTTGCAGTTGAAGCTGAACCCTCTGCAGCATTTGAGTTCCAATAAATTCTAACTTGAGAATCAGCATTAAAGGTTGACCTAGCAGTATCTCTTACTTGCCAATTTTCTGTAGCATCTGCAGCTTTAACAAAAACTAAACGTGGTCTGAAACCTGTATAAACAAATGGTCCATTTGCATTAGAATTACCTTCAAACGAACCAAACTTTTGCATACCTTCAACATCTGCCCAAGTATAACATACATAAGTATTACTACTTCCATTTACTTGACCATAAGCTGAAAGTGTTAATAAACTAGTTGTTGGGTCTGCTGTATATGGTCCATTAGAACCTTGATTTGCATTCCAACCTGAATTACTATTTAATTCACCAAAAGAATCATAA